TCATCGAGATCACCAAGTACGGCGGGTCCACGGTATACGCGCGGATCACCGCTCAGAAGTGCCGTGCCGCCTCCTCGCTATTGCGCGACATCTACCTGGGACCCGATACGCCGTGGGCGCTAGAGGCGCCAGAGAACCCCGACGTCCCCCAGCAGATACTCGACAGCATCGAGAAACTGGCTGCGTCCGAAGCGCAGATGGTAGCGCAGCAGCTCGGGCAACCGCCGGACCCACAGAAGGTGAACGACCGCAAGACCGCGCTCATCGAAGAGGCGGAAGAAGCTGCCAAGAAGAAGGCAGCGAAGCAGGCGCGCATCGCCGGCGAGAAGATTGAGGACATGCTACGCGACGGTGGCTTCTACCACGCGCTCGCCGAATTCCTCGTCGATCTGCCGATCTTCCCGTTCGCTGTCATCAAGGGACCGGTGGTCAAGATCATCCCGAAAGTGGTGTGGCCGCAGGGCGGCGCCGGCGGCATGCCGACGACTAAGCAGATACCGACACTCACCTGGAACCGGGTGAGCCCGTTCGACGTCTGGTTTACGCCCGGCGTCGCCGATATCGCCAACGCCAACGTCATCGAGAAGCTGCGCGTGACGCGCGCTGAACTCAACGATCTCCTCGATCTGCCCGGATATGACACCGCCGCTATCCGTGCCGTGCTCGAAGATTACGGCCGCGGCGGCCTCTACGACAACTGGGATACGACAGACGCTGAGCGCAGCGTGCTGGAAAGTCGCGAAAACCCGGCCTGGAACAGGTCCGGGATGATCTCAATGATGGAGTTCAACGGCAATGTTCAGGGACGAGTACTTCAAGATTACGGCCTCGCTGTTCCAGATGAACTACGCGATTATCATGTCAATGTTTGGGTGGTCGGCAGTCATGTCATCAAGTGCCACCTCAGCCCCTCGCCAAGACAACGTCATCCATATTTCGTCACGTCGTTCGAAAAAATCCCCGGAACGCCGGTAGGCAACGGCCTCACCGACATGCTTTCTGATCTTCAGGAAGCTGCCAACGCCTCGCTCCGCGCCCTGATCAACAACATCTCGATCGCCTCCGGTCCGCAGGTGGTGGTCAACGACGACATGCTCGCGCCGGAAGAGAACGGGGAAGACCTCTACCCATGGAAACGATGGCACGTACGCAACGACCCACTCGGCGGCTCGCGCCAGCCGATCAGCTTCTTCATGCCAGCGAACAACTCGCAGGCGATGATCCAATGCTATCAGGAGTTTGTGAGCATTGCGGACGACGTGTCGGCGATCCCGAAGTATGTCGGTGGACAGGCTGGTGGTGGTGCTGGGCGGACGGCGTCTGGCCTCGCGATGCTGATGGGCAACGCGTCCAAAATCCTACAGACGGTGTCCGCTAACGTCGACCGCGATGTGGTCGAGGAGAGCTTGCTCCAGCTGTATGACCTGTTGATGCTCACCGACAAGTCCGGGATGCTCACGGGCCTGGAGAAGATCACGGTGCAGGGCGTCTCGGTCGCGATCCAACGCGATACGCAACGTCAGCGCCAGATCGAGTTCCTCACTGCGACCAACAATCCGACCGACAGCAAGATCATGGGTATGCACGGGCGCGCCGCGGTACTGCGCAGCGTGTCGCAGGACATCGGCATGCCGGGCGAGGAAGTGGTCCCGTCGGAGGAAGCAATCGAGAAGATGGAGCAGCAACAGAAGCAGCAGGCGGCGAACGGCGGCAACATCGACGAGCTGATCCAGCAGGCTGTGAACAAGGGTGTCGAGGCCGGCGTCAAGCGTATCAGCACTGAGTTGACAGCGGGCGTCCTCGCAACTCACGCCCATATGCCGGAAGGCGCGCCGACACATATCGGTACACCGGGCTCTATGGATGGAGGTGATCCAAGCGTCGATCTCGGCCATCCGCAGAACCAACCTCAAGGTCAGCCGCCGCAAGGCGCGCCGGGCAACCAGCCGCCAAAGCCATCACAGTCTATGGGACCGCAAACCCACCTTGTGGGTACTGGCCAACCCATGCCGGGTAAACCGATGGGAGGCATGCATTGAGCAAGACAGTTCGTGTCATAGGACCAACGGGCGCCAACGGTACCCTTGAGCAGGTCTATATCCTTTCGCAGTTCGCCGGTCCGACTGGCTTGTTTCCAGTGTGGGTACAAGCGGCAACAGGGGCGACTGGTTTCAAGAACGTCATCGGTGCGGCGCGCTTCATGGTCGACAGTGGGTTCACCATTCTCGACCAGACGGACGTCATTCCAGGGGCATGCTACGGCGGTCTCGTGGCCTACAGAATTCAGGGGACGGCAGCGGCGGTTAACCCGACCCTGACGCGTCCCGTCCCGCAGGGCGCTACTAAACCCAGCGCCTCTGCTATCGTCAGCTTCAAATCCGCGGCGGCTTGGAAATTGGTCTCTCACGTGGGTGGCCTGGGCGCGAACGCATCTGGAGGAACTAATACCCCCTCGCTCAACACTACCACTGCCGATCTCATCGTAATCGCTATGACTGGCGGGGATTTCGTAACCCCTACGGACAGCAACGGCAACACGTGGACACTAGCAAAGCAACAAGCTAGCGCCGGCGGCGGTGAGGTGTCTATTTGGTATTGCCTAAATCCAACGGTTGGAGCGGGCCACACGTTCACGCTTACCCCGAGTTACGACGCGCACTCCATCTCGGCTTGGAGTGGTTCGGCTCCGGGTGGGCTCGACCAACAGAACGGCGCATCTCGAATATCGGCTGACGGCGTCTCTCTTACGCAGTCGACTGGAAGCATCACTCCGACAGCGAACAACGAGTTGCTTATTGCCGCCTTCGGCCTCAACGACCCATCCAATAATCTCACAGGACCTACCGGCCCAGCCGGAGAAATCAAAACCGTAATCATCAGCGGTTACTCGGGGCCGCGTTAAGAAACGCGTAACGCTTTGACCATGTAACCAACATAACACATCAGGGGAATTTGAACCATGACGATCCTGTCCTCTAAAAACTACGACCGCAACATGCTTGGCAACGTGCTGAAGCAGGTGGTCGACGCAGTCAACGCCGGCAGCATTGGCGGCCCGACTGGCGTGACCGGCGCCGCTGGCGCGACTGGTCCGCAGGGTGCAGGCACGGGTCCGACTGGTCCGACCGGCGCGACTGGTCCGACCGGCGCAACTGGTCCCGCGATTGGTCTTCCCGGCCCGCAGGGACCGAATGGTGCGCAAGGTTCGACCGGCGCAACTGGTCCGACTGGCATCGGCGCAACTGGCCCTGCTGGTCCGTTCGGCAACACTGGCCCTGCTGGTGGTCCGACTGGCGTCACTGGCCCGACGGGCACTGGCATCACTGGTCCGACTGGTTCGAGCTTTACCGGTCCGACGGGCAACACTGGTCCGACTGGTACTGTCGCGATCGTTGTGATCCCGCCGACGTCCGACCCGCATGTCAACGGTCAGGTCTGGAGCAACGCGGGCGTCCTCACTGTCTCGGCCGGCTAATAGGAGAGATGCATGTCTAATCCTCCTCTCGACAGTCCGTTCGACAGCCACGCGATCCTCGACCCGAAGTTGCCTGGGACCTACGACGACAACACGATCCCTGTCGTACTGAAGGCGGTCGTCGATCTGATCAACGACAAGGACATCGTCGGCGTTGCCGGTCCCACGGGCGCAGTAGGCGCTACGGGTGCTGCTAGCGGTGTCGCTGGTGTCACGGGTTTCACTGGCTATGGCACGCGCACCGGACCTACCGGTGTGGCGTACTGGGGCAACGGCGCGACTGGCTACACCGGATATACCGGCTTGCAAGGTCCGACCGGAAACACCGGAACGCTCGGCGCAACCGGCCGCACTGGCGACACTGGCCCGACCGGTCCGTTCACAGGCACGGCGGGTATGACCGGTGCGAACTCCGCGACTGGCAACACTGGCCCGACCGGCGCATTCCGCTGGACCGACGATGCCGGCGCAACTGGCCCGCAGGGTTCTGCTGGTCCGACGCGTACTAACAAGTGGGCGCCGCCGACCACCGACCCGTATATCGCGGGCGCGGTTTGGAACCCCGGTGGAGCTACTGGCATCGGAGTGCTTCGAATTTCTACCGGCAAGTAACAACTTGCCGGCCCCCTGATCCCCCCAACTCAGGAAGTTTAAAATGCTCTGTTTGAATATGATCGTGAAGAACGAGTGCGCGCGTATTCTACGTGCGCTTGAAAGTGCTCGCCCTTACATCTCTACGTTTGCCATCTTCGACACCGGGTCCACCGACGGTACCGACGAGATCATCCGGGAGTGGGGCGATACGAACGGTATTCCCGGTATCGTTGCACACGGTGCGTTCGTGGACTTCTCCCAGGCGCGTAACCAAGCGCTCGAACTCGCGCGCAGCTGGCGCCGTAATCCTTCCGGCGTGAAGTTCGATTACATCCTGCTGCTTGATGCCGACATGGAGCTGGTCGTCGAGGACGCTAAGGCGTTTCAGGTGAACGGTGAAATGCTTGAGATGATCCAGAAGGCGGGGGCGGTCTCGTATCACAACCCGCGTCTGCTCGCGGCATGGTCGAAGGCGACCTACATCGGGGTAACACATGAATTTCTCAACGTGCCACCCGCCGGTGTCGTATCTGGTGCCCACTTCAGAGATCACGCCGATGGATCAAATCGCGTGGAGAAATTCGACCGCGACGTTAAGCTCCTGCTCAAGGACTTGGAGACAGACCCGCATAACCCGCGCTCTTGGTTCTATCTCGGCAACAGTTACCGTGACGGTAACCAGCCCGATTTGGCGATCGACGCCTACCTTATGCGTCTCTCCATCGGCGGCTGGGATGAAGAGGACTTCATCACCCGATGTAACATCGCGTGCTGCTACAAAGACCTCAACAACCAAGCTGAGTTCATTCACTGGGCGCTCCTAGCGTACGAGCACCGCCCCACCCGTGCCGAAAGCCTCTACGATTTGGCGCACTACTTCCGCGAGAAAGGCCGCAACGAACTTGCAACGGTGTTCGCGGAGATGGGCATCAACATCCCGAGGCCGAGCGACAAGTTGTTCGTCAACGACCACGTCTATGCCCATGGCTTCCGTGAGGAGCTGTCGATCGCTGGCTGGTATACCGCCAAGCGCGAGAAGGCGTTCAAGGTCAACAACGGACTGGCGCTCGACCCCACCGCACCAGCACATCTACGCCACCAGTCGCGCACCAACATGGTGCACTACCTGCGTCCGCTGAGAGCGTTCTGCCCGACGACCGCGATGTTCAAAGTCGACATCCCTACCAGCACCGGCTTTGTCGCGATGAACCCGTCAATCGCCAATACGTCGGACGGCGGCATGGAGATGATCGTACGCACGGTCAACTACAAGATCGACGAGCATGGCCGGTACATGATCGGTGAAAAGGGCTGCGGCGACGCGCCGATTATCACCGAGAATTGGCTGATGAAGGTAGACGCCTATCTCGACACCAAATCCCCACAGTTGATCACCTGGGACCGTCCTGCGCCGAAGTTCGAACTGGTGATCGGTCTCGAGGACATGCGCCTGTTCTGGCGCGCCGGTCGGCGTCGGTTCAGCGCTTGCGTGCGCGAGCAGAGCGACCGCGGTGAGTGTGAGCAGTGGCAAGGTACACTGGATCGCCGTGACACGCACGTAGTGGTCACCGACGACAAGCGGATCAGCGACGGTACATGTACCGAGAAGAACTGGGCGCCGTACGGATACACGGACAAGTACGTCCACCGCTTGGGCACGCTCATCAGCGAGACCGGCGAGCGCTTCCCCATCTCTTGCCCTTATGCCGCAGAGAACATCAGTGGTTCTAGTCAATGGATACCCTTCAGCGGTGGGTATCTCTCGATCGTCCACGAGGCGGTGTATCACCCGAACCATGGCAAGCGCATCTACCAGCACCGGTTTGCGTTCTACGACGCCACGCTGTCGAAGCTGGGGCTCTCCCTCCCGTTCGTATTCCAGGATGTGCAGATCGAGTTCTGTGCGGGCCTTGCATCGATCGGTAGCGATCTCGTCGCTTCGTTCGGCGTCCGTGACTGCGAGGCGTGGCTGGCGCGGTTCTCCCACGCTGATGTCGCCGCTATGCTGTGGGGGTCGAAGTGATGCGCGCGCGACTAGTAACGGGCTACGTCCCCATCGCTGGGCATACCCGCGGACCCGAAGTGTACGGCGCCCTCGGTGAGAAGCTCGCCGGCGTACCGGTGCCCAAGGCGGCGTTCTACCAGCGCGTCGAAGAGACGTGGTTACATAAGTTCGCCAGCTCCCTGCTGTTCCCGGTGAAGGTATCGGAAGGCGACAATCCGGCGAAGAACACGCTCGCGTACCATTGCGTTAATCACCAAAAATCCGAATGGCTGTTGAACGCAGTCGAGAAGTATCCGGACAACGACTGGTATGTGTGGGTCGATTACGGAATTTTCTCGCAACCGGGCGTCTCCAATCAGATCATCTACGAGATGTTTGAACAGCTAAGTCGAACGCCGCCCGACAAAATTTATATCCCAGGGTGTTGGGACAAGTCGGCGATTATCGAGAGCGCAACGCCATGCTGGCGCTTCTGCGGTTCGATGTTTGCGGTACCGAAGAAGTTCGTGCCGATGCTCCACTTCGCCTGCGTGAAGACGGCGTTCAAGCACATCCGCGCCACTAATAATATCGAGTGGGAAATTAATACATTAGCCAGGATAGAGAAGAATGAGCGACTGCCATTCCATTGGTACCGAGCCGACCATAACGGAACACAGTTTACCAACTTCCCTACGCCACCGACGCCCACAGCGCAAAGCGTCCCTCAAGGCTTGGGCGCAAGCGAATAAGGGGAAGCGCGTAGCTGCCTCCACGAAATGGCGACAGTGCAACCTAGAGACGGCACGGCGGCGCAGGTTCGGTTATGACCTGAAGACTAAGTATGGCTTATCAGTCGATCAGTACGCGGAGATGCTCTGCTCTCGTGCAGGGTGTTGCGACGCGTGCGACACACCGACTGAATTGGTCGTAGATCACTGTCACGAGACCTCGGTAGTTCGCGGGCTTCTCTGCCACCACTGCAATACCTCAGTCGGTCTACTACGCAACAGTATCGCTCGAATTGAAGCGTTAAAAACATACCTGGAGAAACATAATGTCCCAGCTTGATAAGCTCTTTATAGAATACGGCACTGACAAAGGTGGACCACACGGATGGGGTTATTCACCGGCGTACGAAACACACCTCTCCCCAGTTCGCAACATCGTAACCCGCGTGCTGGAGATCGGCATTTGCGGGTTCAGGGACATCCCGAACAACGTCGTCGGTGCGTCGCTGTTCGCGTGGCGTGACTACTTCCCCCTCGCCGAAATCTACGGCGTCGACAACGACAGCCGCTTCGTCTTCAACGACAAGCCGCGCATCCATACCGCGCTATGCGACGCGTACGACCAGATCGCTCTCGGCAAAGTTCTGCAGGGCTGGCAGACGTCGTTCGACTTCATCTGCGACGACGCAGTGCACGACCCAGGCCCGCAGGTCGCCCTATGCACGATGTTGTGGTCGCGGCTCAACCCCGGCGGCGTTTACGCGATCGAGGAAGCGTGCCCCTACAAGTGTCCGAACAACGACCTTTACTCCATGTGCCACGACCTCATGAAAGCGTGCCCCACCTTGGAGAATATCACCGAGTACCAGACGCACAAAGATGAGCGTTTACTCATATTGACCAAGGCGAAGTGATATGGACGATCCGTACTCGCTCGACTTCTTTCAGACGATCAAGAACGTCCATTTCGGCGGATTGGCTGTAGACTTTATCCCTGCCGCTAATCTGAGCGGCGAGGGCGTACCAGACACGTCACGGATGCTTTTATCGTTGTGGTTCCGTGTCCCGCAGGCGACGTTGACCGCGGCGACCGCGCAATTTAACACGGTGTGGAGCCCCGATGGCACTATATCCGACAGCAATCTGTTGGGAGTTATGCCACTGATTACGTTCGGCGTTAACCCCACCGGGACCAATTCATTTACCGGCTACTCGTCGAGGCAGGGGCCGTCCTTCATTGGGATACAGTGCGGCAACGACCTGAATTTTAATGGCGATACTCCCCCACCACCACGCTACAATTTGGTCGCCCGATTATCTTACGACACCATCGTCGATGCGGGGGGTATCTTCCTCAACGATCATATCGAATTCGGTGCTGTCGGCGATTTCTCCGTATGGGGTCTTTGGGCACCCTTTATAGGCCAGGGACCGGATACCGATATCGGATATCTTCGCATCAAGCCGGATACGTGGCACCATATCCTTGTCTCGTTTGACATGAACGGTTCATGCACAGGAATGGCCGAAGGAGGGATATCCTCTAGCCTACATTTCTTCTGGGCGCTCGATGACGCGAATTATAACGGCAAGTACCTCTATCCCGCTTGGGTAGGTGGGTACGCAAACTCGTACCCTGGTAGCTCACAGGCTGATCTTAACGCCGTGGCCTCTACCGGAGTTTTCTGGATCGCAGAACCCGTGGAAAGCCCGCCGCCGAATTATCCGCCGCCCTCATATACGTTTTCTCCGGGTCCCGTACCTATGAGTGGAGACCCTATGGCGCTTCCTACATCGTCCGATAACTCCGAGCACCTATATCAGGTGGAGATGGCCGAGCTGCAGATATGGACAAACCTCTCCCGCGATACGAGCGATGTGAGTGTTCGTCGGCTGTTCATCGACAGTAAGGGTAAACCGGTTGACCCCAAGATCGCAGCTCAAGCCTTGGGGAGACCCACTGTGTTACTTCATGGCAGCGGCGACTGGATGAAGGGTAAGAACACTGGCACCCTCCCATCAGGTCAGGAGGTAGACCTCCCAACCAGTGGCATCCAATTCTCCCCATCCGGTGAGATCAAAGCGTACAAGCCGGACCCGGCCATAGGCAAATAAACGAAACTGTAACGATCAGCGAGAATACCAAGGTGACAAGATCAAAGTTCACCAGGGAGGGCCTAATGGCCAACTTCACGAAGAAGACCGAGAAGAACGCTGAGTTCGCCAAGGGTGGCAACACCCACATGTTCGGCCCGCAGAAGGCCGGCGAGCAGGCTGACGACACCACGGCGCATGACGTCGAGAGCGGCGGCGGAGACAAGTTCGCCAGCGGCGGCAAAGGCAAGATGTTCGGCTACTCGGGCGCGCTGCCCGCGACGGCCGGCAAGACGAGCGCTCGGTGAACAACCAGAAAGTAGCTTCTTCACCGAAAGGTGCGGCACCGAAGAAGTTGCTCAATGTGCCCATGCCAGGAGTAGCGCCGCCGCTCGGCGCCGCCCCTAAGCGCCTGCGCTCGGCTGGTCCGCTGAACCCCGGCGCGGGAAGCTCCCGCGACTACGGCAAAGCACCGCCGGCGCCACTGCCCGGCTACGGAGACATGTGATGTTCAAAAAGCATATGACGGCTCTGCAGCCGCACACGAAGAAGGGCTCGCTGCAGAGCAGCCCGAACAAGGGTTCAGATCAGCGTGACCTCGCCGATGCGGCGGGTGGCGGTGCTCCGAACATGCAGTCCTATGGCAAAGCCACCCCCATGGCGCAGCCCTCTCCCGATGATGCGGGTCAGGGTATCGGCTCCGGGGGATTTCCCGGAAATGCGATTGGATGAGCCTGTACGCCCCCAACCCCATACAAAAGCCCCCGGCTACGTCTGACATGGTCAAAGAGTTCGCGAGGCGCTTGCGCTCCGCGGACCCTGAGAACTTTCAGTTGTTCGTCGACGCGTTCGACGCCTACACGACTGAGATTACCGTCGCGGTAACTGAAGCGATGTCTGATCAAGTCCTCAACATGCAGGGTCGCGCGCGCCAGTGCCGCGCGGTTCTGCGCCTACTCCAAGAGTGCCACATCCAACGTCCAACCACGAAGGATACTGCGTAAGCTACCCCTACGAAGGCCCCTCATAAGAAGGCGCCAACAAAAACGGAAAGACCAAACCAATGGCCACCACTGAAACGCTTCACGCTGTCACGCCCCAATCCGACCACGCCCCCTCCGATCCCAACGTAACCATCCCGAAACACGTACGAGACGCTGCAGCGGCAGCTGACGCCCTCTACAAGCAGACGTACCAGGTCGAAGAAACCCCGCCCCCTGCCGTCGAAGCACCGCCGATCCAGCCTGAAGCGCCGCCGCCCGCCGCCGCCGAAGCTCCCCCCGTGCAGCACGAAGCGCCGCACCAGGACTACTCGCAGCCGGCCACGCCCGCTGAAGTAAAGAGCGACGACTGGGCGTCTCGCTACAACTCGATGTACGGTCGCTGGACTGCGTCGCAGCGTCAGGTCGGCGTCATGCAGCAGCAGATGAATGACCTCGCTGCCGAGCTGCAGCGCACGCAGGAGCTGCTCACGCGCGGATCAGCGGGCCAAGAAAATCCGCAAACACACAAACAGTTGATCACCGATCAGGATCGTGAGCAGTACGGCGATGACTTGATTGACGTCGCGCGTCGCGCGGCGATGGAGGCTGTGAGCCCCGAGCTAGAGCAGCTCCGTGCCGCGAACAGCGATCTGAAAAAGCAAGTGACTACAACGGCTCAGGCGGAAGTACGGCAGATGCTTGCGGCTCAAATTCCGAACTGGGTTGCGATCAATCGTAGCGATGATTTCAAGAACCGCTGGCTTCATTTACGGAATATTTACACTGGCGAAGCTAGAGGCAAGACGTTGAACGCGGCCTACGCAGCAGCAGACGCTCCGAGGGTGATCGCGATCTTCAACGACTACATTAACGAGGTGAAGGCCACGGGCGGAGAGCTTCCCGGAACCGCAAGGCAAGAGCAGCAACAGGTCGTACAGCCTACCGCTCCTCGCGCGCCAGCGATCCAATTGGAAACTCTTGCAGCTCCTGGCCGGGCAAGGCCGGCAGGTGGCGACACCAATATGCCCGCGGATAAGCCAACCTACACCCGGCAGCAAATCGCAAACTTCTATGCTGACGTCCGTCGTAATGCCTTTGCAGGTCGTGAGGCCGACAAGAGCCGCATCGAGCAGGACATCTACATGGCGCAGCGCGAAGGGCGTGTCCGGGCTTAGCCGGGGGCCGTCCGCAAACAAGCAATAAGCAAAACGCGAGAGCCCCCAACACGAAACCTGGGGGCTCTTCCGCGTAACAACAGTCAAGAACTGGCGGGTGCCCCTAACCCTATGGGGCACCACGATGTCAATTCCTGCCGCAGGTTATCCGGGCGCAACGTCCGGCTCTACCCCAGCAATCTACCCCACCGGTAGTGCTGGCAACTCCCTCCAATCGACGGGCTTCATCCCGGAGATTTGGTCGGGCAAGCTGGTCGAGAAGTTCTACGCTTCGACCGTTCTCGCCGCGATCTCGAACACCGACTACGAAGGTGAGATCAAGAACAAGGGCGATCGCGTCAAGATCAGGACGAAGCCGACCATCACCATCCACGATTACAAAAGCGATGGCCTGCTCGGCCTGGACCGCCCGACCGGCGGCACCGTTGAGCTGTACATCGGCAACGGCAAGTATTTCTCGCTGATCCTCGACGACGTCATGGAAATCCAGAGCGACCTCAACGTCCTCTCCATGTGGTCGGACGATGCTGCGCAGCAGCTGAAGATCACCGTTGACCAGGACGTGCTCGGCGGGATCGTCGGTCAGTGCGCCGCTGCCAACAAGGGTACTTCGGCTGGTGTCATCACCGGCAACGTCAACCTCGGTGTCAAGGGTACGCCCCTCTCGGTCGTGTCCAAGAACCCCGGTTCGGGTGACGTGGAGCTGCTCGACGTGCTGATGCGTATGGGTCAAGTCCTCGACGAGCAGAACATCCCGGAAATCGGCCGTTGGGTCGTTATGCCGGCGTGGGCTGGTCGTATGATCAAGCAGTCGGAACTCCGTCAGGCTTACCTGTCGGGCGACAGCGTCTCGATGCTGCGCAACGGCCGTCTGGGCATGATCGATCGTTTCACGATCTACATCTCCAACCTCCTGCCGAATAACTCGTCACAGAGCGCGGACTTCAACTCTGGCGAATGGCCGATCTTCGCTGGCCACGCGCACGGTCTGACGTTCGCTTCACAGATCAGCAAGGTGGAAACCCTTCGCTCGGAACTGACCTTCGGTCAGATTTTGCGCGGTCTGCAAGTTTACGGCTACCAAGTTGTTGATGG